TGTCAGCTCCTGCGAAGTTTACACCAAAAGTAAAATTAGGAGCGCCAGAACCTGCTCTGTCTGTAATCTTTGTTATTCTATCTATTTCACTCATGATGCTGCTCCTGATGAAGCACGAAGTCCTTGGTTTCCTGCGAGAAGGTCTCCAAAGTCTGATGCGTTTCCTGCGGTTTGTATTGTAACACGATCTATTACGTTAGTTCGACCACCACTTGTGCCTCCACCACCTCTAACAGCATAAATATCGTCATTAGTAGAAGAGCCGCTCTCAGTTGCTTCTGTTAGATCCCCAAAATCTGTAGCGTTTCCTGCGTTTGCTGTTGTTACATACACAATAGTATTAGTCCTACCAGATGTTTCACCGCCCATAAACAAAGATCTAGTAGCGTCACTTGCTCCTGATTGCTTCTGCGTGGCTACTGTCAAATCACCAAAGTCTGTAGCGTTACCTGCATTGGCTACTGTAATGTATTGAATAACATTTGATGGCCCTTCACCCCCTGCAAAAAGGCCGCGAGTAGCATCAGAAGTTCCTGCCATACGTCTTTGAGTTGCTAATAAATCACCAAAATCTGCCATATTTCCTGCAGTATCAATGGTCACAAACTGAATAGTATTTACTACAGCATTTGAACTAGTACTCATGTAACCACCTGCGAATACACCTTTCGTTCCATCAGAAAGAGCTGCGTGACCACTACCAGTCTCTAACATATCGCCGAAGTCTTGAGCATTGCCTGTTGTCGCTGTGGTAACGTAATCTATAACATTTGAAAGAGCAGAAGCGTAACCGCCACCAAAGATAGCCCTAGTTCCATTGGAACATGCAGCTCCATCTGTTCTAGCAACCGTAACATCACCAAAATCTGCAGCGTTTCCTGCCGTAGCAGGGGCAACATATTGTATGGTATTTACATTTGCAGACGCTGCAGTCGTGTAACCTGAGAAGAACAACGCTCTCGCGCCATACCAAATCGCGCCACCGGCATCAGCATTTAGGCTTATCTCTTTAAACTCACTGTCTATATAAACCATAACTTTGTCGTTAGCGCTGTCCCACCACAAGGCTCCATTTTTGGGGGTGCTTGGCTCCGTACCAGAAGATGTATACGAGTGTGTGTTTAGTGTGCTTATGGCTGCGTTGCTTCCTACAGTTGGAGCAACAGGCAAGTTTGGTTTACCTGATCCTGCTAAATTAACAATCGCGTCTACTTTTAATTCTGGCATTTTCTCATCCTAATCTATGGCTAAAGAACAACCCACCTAACTCCTGAAGGAACTGTTACTGTTATACCGTTATTTACTGTTATTGGCCCTGCGCTCATAGCATTGTGACTTGCGCTTATTGAATAGTTAGTTGTCACAGCCTGATCGTTCTCATAGAAAACTTCGTCACTACCGCCACCTGTAGCTCCACCGCCACTACCCCCTGATATTGTTGAGAAACTAAGAACACCGCTACCATTAGTTACAAGAGCCTGTCCGTTAGTGCCGTCTGCCGTGGGGTGACTGATGCCATCTAAAACAACCTTACCAGATCCATTAGGTGTAATTGATATGTTTGCATTTGCGCCATCAGCGATAGTTACCGTTCCAGAGTTTGTCCCTGAGTTAGTATTTAGAGTTAAATCTCCAGTACCTTGCGTAGTAATCGTTGCATTAGCGTTATTGTCGCCAACCATCACTGTATCAGCACCTAAGTTAACATCGCCAGTGCCGTGAGGGATAATGTCTATGTTGGCATTAGATGTTGAGACAATATCATTACCGTTGACATCTAAGTTACCACCCAGTTGTGGAGAGGTATCATCTACTACATCTGTAATTCCTGAACCAGAAAGTGATCCGACAGACGCAAACGCTAGGTTACCAGAGCCATCTGTCTTTAAGACATGTCCTGCGCTACCATCCGCTGTTGGGTGAGAAAGCCCATCAAGAATAACTTTACCAGAGCCGTTCGGCGTAATTGAAATGTTGGCGTTTGATACCGATACGATTGCATTACCGTTTACATCAAGACTACCGCCTAATTGAGGGCTAGTATCTTCGACTACACTCGCATTACCATATGCGGTTTTTACTGTCCCACCCATGCCACTATGATTAGAGCAATAGTAATAAAGGGTAGCTGCTGCATCCTGTTCTAGTGTGACCTCTACATAAGCACCTGCAGAACCTGCGGTTCCAACTGTCGTAATTCCTGTGGTAAATGCTGAACCGCTATTATGTGTGCCATCTGAAGTTGTTGAGAAGACAAATGGATGTCCACTGTTTGTGCTATTACTATTGTCAAAGCGATATGTAATACCTTTTGAAAGAGATATGGTTTGCCTATCTGTTCCATCAATATGGTATTTGTTGCTACCCCCGACAGACGCAACCGTGACCGTTATTGTTGCAACTGCTGCTTTTCCTGAAGTGTTAATACTTGGAGCAAACTTTGCTAAATTTCTGTTTATAGTCATGTCAAATTCCTAAATAGCATATTGTTGAACTTGCAAGATGTCGCCCACCGAAGCACCTGATGCCAAGGTCACCGCTGATGCGCTTATCGAATAATCCGTTGTTGGCAGTAGAAGTATACCGTTTAGATACACTGCAGACTTGTTTATGTTATAAGTTCCAGAGAACGCAGTCTGGTTTGCTGTTGCTGTAAAAGATGTTGTCGAGTAGTTAGCTGATGCCCCACCATACTCCACAACCTCAACAATGTCACCTACAGTTGCGCCAGAAGCAAGAACGACTGAACTTCCATTTGTGGCTGTAAAGTCTGCACTGTTTAGCTTTGCCCCGTTCATGAACACGAGGATGTTTCCAACTGTGTAATTTACTGTAAAGGTTGTCTGATTTGCAGTTGCTGTAAAACTAGCAAAGTTGTGAGCAGCACCAGAGAGAGTTAAGTCTTCAGCGCTAGGGCTGATAAACAGAACCGCGCTACCTGATAGGTTTAGTAAAGATCCTGTTGAACTAGATGATAGTACCCTTGTTAGGGTAGTACCCGAATGTGTGTATACACCTTGTCCTATCTCAAAGGCAGTTCCGTCCTCTATAACGTACCTGACGGTATCCCCATTAGAGATACCGCCAGAAGCAAAAGTCTGAAAACCTGACTCAGCAGAACCAAGGGTCACAGTACCGGATCCAGTTGTGCTGACGCTTACCTTAACTCGATCTGCAAATTTTACCACAGTAAGGCTCCATTAAGCTATGCGAATGATAGCGTTAGAAGCATCCGCTGCAGGGAACTGAATAGTAAAGTCACCTGCTGTAGAGGTCTTGTCAGAACCGAAGTCTAATACGACCACTGTGTCCGTTGTGCCTGATCCACTACCTGTTGTGGTATTGTAGATTAAAGCACCGCGAGCAGTCACAGTTGCATTTGTAAATGTAAGATCACTAAAGTCAGTCAAAGCTGTTGTGCCACTTACTGATGGATCTACTCTTGTTAGAGTGCCACCACCTGCAGAATACCCAGACCCACTTACCTCGTTAGAAGTAGTGTAGGCAGTTGTAGCTGCATTAAAAGAGGCGCTGTTTGTATACATTGCTAACTTGAATGTATCACCCCCTGAGTTTTTAAAGTTATGCGCTCCCTCAAGAAGTTCTTGCTTGAAGGATGTACACATAAAGTTGCCAGAAAACGCCATATCATAATCTCCTTATAAGCTCGGCAAGTTTAGGATGCCCTGCATCTTTCAAGGCATTATACACGGTTGTGCGGTCACTGCGAATAGCTTCTCGCATATAAAACGCAACCACTTTTTCCATGTGCTTTTTGAAGGCTTGTGCCTGATCTCGGATGGCAGGATGTGTACTGTCAGAAACACTTATAAGTTTCTCCACACAACGCTCCGATACTTCATCAGGTGTAAACCCTCTATTCTCTGTAGTCTGTATGTTAACTACTGGTTCTTTCGGTATATCTACATTAAATTTAAACATTGTTCTCGTCTTTGCTGTATCCCTCTTCGCCATCTCTATAACCGTCTTGTTGCAGTAAGCCACCCACTTTAGTAAAGGCTTGCATAGCGAGTTGATGTTGTTTTCTGTACTCGTTCATAAGATCTGTATCGCCCTTCATAAACGAATATGCTTCTAGTAATGAGCCGTAAAGCAAAGCTGTTTCGGCATTGTCACCCAACCATGTTGTACCCGCAGACACAATAGATGGTGGATCGTAATAGTAGTTTATTTGAGCTAAATATGCAGCATCTGGCGTTGGCGCTAATATAAAAAACCCCGGTGAAGTAGTGGTTCCTCCCACAAACTGACCATAATACTTAGGTAAACCAGTATCTCCTGCAGGATAAGCTTCCTTCATGTAAGTAACATTTTTATTTAGAAGATAGCTATAATTACCACTGCCATCTGTGATTGCTATGGAGTAAACTGCGATCATATCTGTTGGTCTAGCGAGATACTGAGAGTTAGCGACAGTGCTACCAGTAGAAGCCTTTCGAAGCTCTGGAATAAGAACCTGACGAAGTATCTTTTCTTCTGCCTGTCGGACAAACGTAGGAATATTAGCCACAAAAGAAGTCTCTGTGTTCTCTGTGTAGTCCTGTATAGCCTGTGTTAACTCTGTATAGTTCAT